GACACCAAATTCACGAATGCTTTTGCACAACGCCCAGTCTTTGTTTTCTGTCAATGCACGACGAATGTGCTTTTGAATACGAACTTTCAGTGCTTTCTTGACGTTGCCGCTACAAACTGTAACCCCAATATACTGCTCTGCTGTCACTACGTTAGTGATAACATAAATTGCATGGTTGCGGTCTGTACGTGTTTTGCGTTTCATCATGTATGTATTATAACATGGAAACCAATTTGTGTCTATTATTTGGAGCAACGAAAAGTAGTACTAATTATTACTATTATTATATAGATTATCCCAAATTTTAATTTTTATTAGTAAATCATCCAATTTAATTGAGCTTTTTTCTCTTTTACTTTGATTATCTCTATGTAATATAATTCTACAATTAGCGGGATGACTAATAATATCAGGGTTAATCCCTAAAATATAACCCTCTTTAATACTTAACATATGATCTTTCGATACCCCGTTTAAATTATTACCTTTATTACTTGGACTATACCAACCATATTTTTCTACTAAATCTAAATCAAATACTTCTGGATAATCTTCTATTTTAAATCTAAAATTACATCGTTGTCTATATAATAAAAACGGTTCTTTATGTTTTTCTGTATAATCAACCCAACATTTAGAATTACAATATTTTCTATTATCACTAGGTCGACATAACATTTCGTTATTACATTCTAAACAATATTTTAATATTTTTTCTTTTCTATTAAAATTGTTTGCAGATTTTATATTATTCTTATGTTCTTCAGATAGCAGTCTTCCAAATAATTTTGCAGAAACTTTTTTGTTTATTTCTGCCCTTTTATTTTTAGTAGCAAAACCTCGAGAACATTTAATACCACAGAATCGTCCGGAACCATATTGACCAGTATGTTCTATATTACAATTTTCGCATTTCACTTTGAATCCTCGCTTTATATATATTTAGCGTAAGTTCAAAAATAATATGGAGTACGTGACAGGGGTCGAACCTGCATAAAACGGATTTGCAATCCGTTGCCTAACCATTCAGCGACACACGTACATATTAATAAAATTATAACACATACATTAATTTATGTCAATCATTTTAATCGATAATGTTTTATTCTATAACACCGACTTAATGTTATATTATATTTTGCTAATTGGTCCCGCCATTGAAAAAATTCAGGACCATGCGTCATATTCTCATTAGTTAACCATTCCCATTGATGTACCATTTCGTGTGCCATAGTATTAATGAATAATCGTTTACTTAAGAAACTCTTATTAATCTTCATTTTGCATTTAGTTTGGTCGTCTAATACACCCTGACATTCACCCCAAAATGCTTTAGTATAAACTAATCTGAAACTGGGCATTTTAAGCTCATTATTAAAAACATTACGATTAATATTACGCCAAATTTCTCTACAATCAGCGATTGTAGGTCTAAACTTAGCGTCATGCTCATCGAAACTTTGAACCATTTTAAATAATTTGGTTCTAGTAATGTCCTTCTTGGCCATAAAGTCTCCTTGGGTGGGATAAAATTATATATCCAAGTTAATCAAATAATTAAACGTTACTATATTTCTTGGCAAATTGTTCGGCTTTTAATTTACGAACTTCTATAACTATGTCTGCAAATGCTTTTAAAAAGTTTTTAATTTTAGTCATTGCCAACTTATTAATAATACTTTGATGCGTTGCTTTTACGATATTCAGCAATAATCATTGCCCAATTAATTAAGACATTATATGTGGTATTGATTATCTTTTTCATATTGCCCAATCTCGAGTTTGTTTTTTGCGGGCATATTCTTTTTCCCAATGTTCAACATCTGCCACTGTCTGTGGGTTTTTATTTGCAATATATCTGTCAACTTCGTTACCATATGCAGAAGATTGTTTTTTTGCAGTTTGCTTAAAGATATAAGCGGTTAAAAAATCTAACATTTTGTGTTTTCCTTATAATTCAGTAGAAACTCATGGTTTCTACTGATATAAGTATTTAGTCAAACACTCATGGTTTCTACTGATATTATGCTTCAGTATTAAAAATATTAGACCAGTTCTTTAGTTTTGCAATTTTATTATCGGCTGCAATGCTTACCTGTTCTTTACCTACTAGATTGAACTTAATACACAGATCAATCATAGCTTGCAAATCGCCCAGTTCTTCGGCCAAGTGTTCCCTATTTGTTTTAGGTTTCCCGGGCTTGATGTTGTCTAATCCAAAGCGACTAATTTTACTAATCGCAACGATTACTTCTGCACATTCTTCTTGAGTAATATCTAGGATTTCTTTTTGTTTTGGATTCATAATTTAATCTTTGTTTATGTCTAATTTTAAAATATTTTTTAATCTAAATAACGATACTTCTTTACTGCACTTTTGTCCGCACTCTATAAACTCTTTATCTTTAGATTCAAATGAGCCGTATAGTTTATTCCAAGCAGCACCGTTTAATACTTGTTCTAAAGAGTTTTTATGTAAATCGAATTGATCTTTATGCTCTACAAAGATGCTTTCGTCCCATAATATCTTTTTACCAGTGGTAGCACTTTTCCTACTTACAAAAGGATGACTAATCCATGAACAAGGATATAAGATACCTTCCGCATCTACATACAAGCCGCGTTCACCCATTAAACAACTGGGCAATAAATCTGTTTCTCCAAACTTATTCATATTTGCTAATGCAAGACTGCGAACCCTGTCATTATGTGCTCGATCTAATTCTTTAAGTCTAGGAGAATCTTTAAAAGGATTTAACTTAAAGTAATTTCTATCATGATGAAAGTATGTACTAATATCACCCACTGGTTCTAAAGGATCATAGCCTAATTCTTTATCAATGTACTTGGGCACCTTACTGCCAAACAAAGAACTTTTAACTAATTGAAAAGTATGTGCTCCACAGTCTTTGGCTATGTCTCTGATTATGTCTAATTTATCTTGATTGAATTTAAAAACAATAGTACTCCATGTAATGTTAACATCCTTATTGGCTTCATTTAAGGCTTTGATACCTTGTAATGTGCTGGCATAATTACTGTTAACCCTGTAGATATTATTACTTTCTTGGTCCCAACCGTCTACACTAAAAAATACTCTGTCAATATCGTTGAGCAATCCAGCAAGAGTTTTCCACCATTCCACAGTTCTATGACTGCCATTAGTTGTAATGTTTATTTGTATATCAGGATTGGTTGTCTTAATATATTCAACAATTTCTAGAAAGTCTTTACAATATATCGGATCGCCCTGGCCTCCACAAAGAAGTATCCTAGTTGTTTGAGCTAATATTTCAGGCGGCATAATTTTCTTGATAAAGTCTAAATCAAGTACTTCTACTTTAAACTTATCAGGATGCTCTGTTCTTGGACAGCGTGGACAAGCAAGTACACATTTGCTACTCAACTCTAGGTGCCAATAAAATATAGGTTGATTGTTAATTATCATATACCGTTTCGATAGGTACTTCGGGAATAATAACTTCGTCAGGTAAGTTAACTAAAAATTCGATAACATTGCAAAATTGTTCTCCGCTTAACCCTTTTACAAAGTGCGGTTTCTTTCTGCTGTTTTCAGTGTCCATCATTCCTGGCTTAATAACAGAAATTTTAAATTTATGTTCACCTAAGACACATCTTTTACTGACCATCTTGCAGAATTTATCCAACGCAGTTTTTTGAGCAGCATATTCCCAACTGTTTGAATCTTTGCCGTAATTATCATAGTAACTTGCAATACTGCCTGTTACAATAATATTACCTTTGTGTTTCTGTTCGATCCATTTGTTTACAACTTCTTGTACTGTATAGAACTGTCCATTTTCCCTGCTGTAAGCATGAATGATAACAACATCGTAATCTAGACTTTTAGTTGCTAACTCTTGTCTTGCTTCTTTGGAATTAATATTATAGCCGTTGCGACGACTAAATGTTTCGGCAGAAAATCTGTCTACAATGTTTTCACCGAAACTAATCGGAGCTCCGATTAGCATAAATTTTTTCATTTATTCTGACTCTAGATTAATGCTTAGGGGATGACCGTTAGTACGGGCAACGTACACGGCTTCTTGGTGCTTTTGTTCTGCAACTTCATACGTATAAACACCTGCTATTCCTTTACCTTGTTCGTGGATTTGTGTAGTAATATTTTCTGCTTGCACATCACTATGATGAAAAACAGCTTTCAATAAATCCTTGACAAAGTCCGCAGGTGTGCTATCGTCGTTGTTAAAAATAACTTTATATAAGTTAGGTTTTTTAATAACGATTTTTGTCGATTGTGAAGTTTCTGTTGCCATTAAAGTCATTATATTCCTTATATTAGTATTTATACAGGGGGACAAAATGTCCCCCATATTTCGCTTTAGTTCTTATCGATGCCTATAACATTGATTTTGCGAGGTTTTAATGCCTCTGGTACAATTCTAGTTACTTCTATACGTAGAACCCCATCCTTAATACTAGCGTCACCTACTTGCATGTGCTCTGCCAGTGTCAATACTTTTTCAAAGTCTCTATAAGCAAGACCTCTATGTAAGTATTCAACTTCGACATCGGCATCACGCTGGCTTTGTCCGCGAATAATAAGTTGGTTTTGATTGACTTCGACATCAATTTCATTAAGTGTAAAGCCGGCAACTGCGATTTCAATCTCGTAGTTGTCTTCACTTTTCTTAATGATATTGTATGGAGGGTAACTTGGATTTGTAGTGTATGCTCGTTCTGTAAACAAGCGGTCAAATCCAATAAGTGCTTTGTTCAATTGTTGCAAAGCGGTTGTGTCAAATCGTGTTAATGCGTTCATAATTTTCTCCTTTAATAAGCAAGAACGTTTTGGGCTATGTGCCCTAATTGTACAGCCCTATTGGCGCTGTACAATATATATTTATACGCTGATTTCATCACTCTGTCAAGAGATCGCCGGGATTTTTCTTTGCCAAAATATATAACAAACGATACTCATCATAAGCCATTTGAACAGCTGGATGAGTTCTGCGAACCTCTTCCTCGTCGGCAATAATCTTTTCTAACTTGGCCAGTCGTTCCTCTATATCTTCATATGGTGTCGATATAGTGTAGCTGCCGCCATTTGCAAGGCTGGTAGTTGTAATAGATATTCCACTGTTTAGTGTCACAGTATTTGGAACTATTACTGTGCTAACTTCCTGTGCTATGAAACCTGTAGACATGTCCGTTTCATTCCATGAGAATTCTGCAGGTTTGATACTACTCAAGTCAATAGTAATAGAATCTTCGTTGTTCATTTTAGTAAAGCTTCTTTGGCAGAGCGTCTGCTTCGCGTTTCTTTTGTGCCCGGCGGGCTTGTTGATTTTTAGTTTTACGTTTTGTAATACTGGGCTTTTCATAGAACTCTTTTTCTTTAAGTTCAATTAGTTTGCCACTTTCAAGAATCTTCTTCTTAAAAGTTCTTAGAGCTTTTTCCCAGTTATCGTGTTGTACAATAACTTTACTGCCCATTAATGGTCCATCTTTTCTTGCCATGTTTATCTCACTTTGCTTGACTAATTATAGCAGTAAGTCTATTGCCCTGCATTTCGCTCTGGCCTTCAACTCGAGCACTCGGTACTGTTGCTATGATATGATCGATTAATTTAAAGCCAACATCCTGGTTAGCCATTTCTCTTCCACGGAAACGAATTACAACTTTGACTTTGTCGCCGTCGGCAATCCAATCCTTGATCTTATTTACTTTAATATTCAAATCATGAGTATCGATAGCAGGGCGTAGTTGCACTTCTTTGATGTCTACACGATTCTCACGATTCTTTTTGTCCTGCTCTTTTTGTTTCTTTTGTGCTTCGTATTTGTACTTACCGACATCACCAATTTTACAAACTGGAGGATTACTCATACCATTAATTTGAATTAAATCAAGTCCTTGATTTTGGGCTAAATTTAATGCAGTAAAGAAAGGTACGATACCTCCGTTGCTGCCGTCTTCGTTGATTAGACGAACATCGCGACTGCGTATTTCGCGATTACTGAGAATTCTGTTCTCGTTTAGTCTTTCGTTTGCCATATATTAATAGTGGTTCTTTACCATGTGTTACTGTTTCCTCTGTTATTGTAACTTTCGTGACATTCTCTGCTGCCAAGTCAGGTAATACAAACTGTGTTTTAAGCAGTATATTTTCTAGTTCTGCACGTAAGCCACGTGCTCCTAATTTCATTTCATTGCACTTGGCTGCGATAGCCAATGCTGCTTTCTCATCTATAGACAACTCGATATTGTCCATTTTAAATAAACTTTGATATTGACTAACTAAACTATTCTTAGGTTCAGTCATAGCCCGTACTAGCTGTTCTTCTGTTAATTCTTCTAACACAGCAATCTGTGGCATACGTCCTACAAGCTCAGGAATCATACCCCATTTAATAACATCCCCGGATGTTACCGCCATCAATGAAGTCTTTTCTTTAACTGGATTGCCACCAAAGCCCATCGATGATTTATTGTTAACACGTTTATTAACAATGTCATCCAAACCAACAAATGCTCCGCCTAGAATAAACAAAATGTTCTTAGTATTGATGGTGAGCATTTCTCCGCCAGGATGTTTACGTCCCCCGGTAGTGGGAACACGACACTCTGTACCTTCGATGATTTTTAACAAGGCCTGTTGTACGCCTTCACCCGATACATCTCGAGTAATACTAGTGCCTTCACTCTTACGTCCTTTTTTATCTATTTCGTCGATGTAGATAATACCTTGTTCGCAACGTTCTATATTTTGATCAGCGGCTTGGTACAGTTTATGAATAACGTTTTCCACATCTTCGCCTACATAGCCTGCTTCAGTTAAACTTGTGGCATCTGTAATAGCAAATGGAACATCAAGGAACTTAGCGATACTTTTTGCTAGTAAAGTTTTTCCAGAACCTGTTGGTCCAATTAGTAATACATTACTCTTTTCAATTTCTACATCGCTTTTGTTAAACAGTCGTTTGTAATGATTGTAAACTGCTACACTCATAGTTAGTTTGGGCAAGTCTTGTCCAATAACATATTGATCAAGATGCTCAAAGATTTCTCGTGGTGTGGGAAGTTTGTTGTCTTTGCTAGCGGACTTAGACAAGTCATCTTTAATAACTTCATTACATAATATGATACATTCATCACATATATAACCGGTACTACCAGCAACAAGTTTTTTTACTTCATTCTGCGACTTTTCGCAGAAGCTACATTTCATTAAAGGTTTATTATTAGACATTACCGATAAACGCTGTTAACATACCGTGGAACTCATCAGAACTAGAAAATACATTTGCATTAACAGTATTTAATAGTGTCATGATATTTTTGTCTACTTCCAGTGGATCTACAAAGAACCAAATTTTATTATCACCCATGTGTAAAAAGGCCAAGAGTAAATCGATAGTCAAACTGCGAGCAACGTTAACCACAATAAGATTGCTTTGTTCCATCATATGAAATTGCCATTGCCATTGATCGGCAGTATTTGTATCTAAATGATAGAACGTCATTGGTATACTAGGTAAAGTATCTTCCAAGTTATCGCTCATGTTGTCTATCCAATCTTCGTCAACACCGATTAACGAAACTCTAAGTCCTGCTATTGGCAAAAACAAAGTAGGAGGGGTGATATAATAATGTTGTGTTTCTTCTGTCATTTTTTAGTCTTCAAAGGTCCCCAGTGGGTGCTTTTATTACGATTTTTTGTTGTTAATTCTTTTACTATTTGTTTATATATAGCTTCCAAACTAGAAGTATCATCGTTGGCTATTAAAGTATTAACTTGCTCTTCTAGGCTCTGACCTACTATTGATTTATCTTCAGCGATCTGTTCTACTTTAACTTTTTTTTTAGAATTACGAGTTTTTTTTGGTTTTTCTATTCCCACTGTTTCCACTGTTGCTGTGGGTACAATGATGGTATTAACATCTTGTCTATTATCTTCTTGTGCTCTTGGTGGTTCTTCAATAACCATTGGCATGACAACTTCGTTAGTTGTATCTTTAGTTTGTTCCATATCATAATGAGTAACTTCCTCTATTTTGGATTCTGGCTCTTTTGTTGCTACTATTGGTTCAAGATTTTTAAAATGATCAAATCCCTTAGTTAAATAAGGATGCTTGTCGAATATACTTTCTTCAACTTCTGGTTTATTTTTTACAATCTGATCCTTGTCAAACATCCAACCAATCGGATGCGGATCCACAGACTCCTTAATTTGCTGAATCTGTTCAGCAGTCAATGGTCCATCGTCTTGTTCATATTTTGTAACAGTGGGTTGTTCAGTTTCCTGAATACTTATTGGGCCGACGGTCTCTGCTTTTTCCTGTTGCCATTCTCTTTGTTTAATTTGTGTTAGGTTTGCAGCTATCAGCATCAATACTGCCAATGGATCGAATACTGCGATTAATAATATAATCAACCAACGCACACTGCGTTCCAGACTATTCTCATCTGGATTGTCGCCATATATCATAGCGGCAATGTATTTTAATGGTCCAACTTCTGCTTCAACTTTGCGAACTTCTGCGGCGATTGGAGCACGTTGTTCGCTGAGAGCCGCAACAGTTTTCTGTTCGGTTTGTATTTCTGCTAACAGTCTAGCACGTTCTTTTTGCTGGCTACGTCTAATAGCAACGGCTTTGTCTGCTCCAGTTTCCGATGTACTTCGACCCATGACCTGGTCCACAGCTTCGTCCATCTGTTTGAGTGCACGACGATTTGCTTCTATATTGTCTTTGGCTGTTTTAATCTTTTCATCGTAAACTGCGATCTGAGCTTGTACATCTCCCGATACCAAACTTTGATCACTGTGCGCTTTACTTAAAAATCCAAAAATGCCCATGCTGGTAATCAGCATAAGAATAACTAATGCAGAAGTAAAATATACTTTCATCAAGAATGGAATGCTTTTCCAGTAACGATATAACCAACTAGCAACTACCAGTTTAGCAGCTTCTAAACTGCCTCCCATAATTGCCACCGGAATAACTGCCGCACTAAAAATTGCAACCAAACCAATAACGCTGTAGTAAGCCGCAATGCCGCTCAGGACAAATGCTGTAAAAAATAATAATGATGCCATGTAATTTATTTATAGAATTATTGCAGATATCTCTATACTACTATAATGCTATGACCTATATAATACACTGTTTTAATGCGGTTTGTCAACCTTATGGTAAATAAAATTATGAAAACACTAGAAGTCAGATGGAAACTCAACAGTTACTGCGAACATAACTGCGAATATTGCCCAAACAAATGGAGCGGCGGTGATCTAGACAAGACGCTGGATCAGTATTTGGACATTGTAGAAAAATTACAAAATACTAGGTATCTGCATGGAGACACTATTAAATGGTCCATCACCGGCGGCGAACCATTACATTTTCCAAATTTAAATTTACTTTTGAGAAAAATGAAAGAAAAAAAATCCTATATTCGTTTGGATACATCAGGTGGAGATAGTTGGTTCGGCATAATGGAAATCATTAACTACGTTGATTATTTTAAAGTCACACATCACCATTGGCAAAATTCCAGCGTGTTAGATTATATTATAGACATCTGTAAAGAAAACAACAAAAAAATAGTAATATTAGTTCCTTTGATTCCGGGAAAAATCAAAGAGGGTAAAGAAAAAGTCCAAGAATTAATTTCTAGACGTATCGATGCCAAAGAACAAGTTTTGAAAGGAGAAAACGGGGATTATTGGTCAGGCTATAGTTCTAAAGATATTAATTTAATTCAAGGTTTGGATGAAGACTACATAATGCCAGTAGCAAATATTGTTCCCGAATATGTTCCTTTAGATCAGCCGCCAAAGGATAACAGTCCTAGTTATACCGGAAAACAATGTTACGCCGGTGTTGATCATATATTAATTAATAACAAAGGATTTGTTATAGGCAGCGAATGTGGCGGAAGAGATCTCGGTAATGTTTTTGATCCCAAATGGCAAGCACCTGCCACTAGCTTTGCCTGCCCTATGTTGTGGTGCCGTTCTTTACTTGATCGAACTCGCTTGCGAATCGATCAATAATTTATCAAATGCTCAACTGTATAACCCTGAGCATTTAAAAACTTTTTACCAGGTAAAAAGTCTAGATTAACAATTACAGCATGAATTTGTTGAGCAGGCTGAATTTTAAATTCTGTTGTTAATAATTCGCCTACCGCATTTAGTGTACCGCCTGTGGCCAACACATCGTCTATAACCAATACCGGACCTTTTATTTCTGTATTTTTTAACATGCTCAGACTGGCAGTACTGTATTCGGTATCATAAGTGCAGGAAACAGTTGTGCCAGGAAGTTTACCCGGCTTACGTGCAAGATGTAATGGTGCTCTGATTTCGTTGGCCAATGCCCCTCCCCAAATAAATCCCCGAGCATCTATAGCTACTATACTTTCAATGCCGTGTATTGCCGACATCTTTATTAGCCAATTTACTGTTCGTCTGAATGCTTCTGGATTTTCTAGTATGCTGGTTACATCTAAAAATTTAACTCCCGGCTTTGGAAAATCATCTACTGTTCTAATTACTTGTTTTAAATCCATGTTGCACTCGTGAAAAAAGGATACATCTCTGTATCCTTTTATTTACTTAGTTAAGTCTAATTAGACCAAACCAGCTGCCATAGCACGGTAGCCTGCGGCTACGATTTTACGGCTTGGATTGCCCAAGCGATACTTGGTAGTTTGACGACCCTTAGTGTCCTTGTGCTGGTTAGCATAGATTGCATAACCACTGAAGCGAAGATCGCTAACAGTTGCAGTTGGGTTCTTAATACCAAAGCGAGCAGAGATCTGCTTGGCTGTCAACTTCTCACCAGCTTGAAGGGCTTCCAGCAACTTGCCAGATTTTGTAGTAGTAACGTTCATTTTAAATTTCCTTTAAATGTTAAATCGTCGCTGTTAACTGTAACAACGTAGAACTATTATATAATAAAAAAACGGTAAGAGCAATAGTGCATCTTACCGTTTCGTTGGTTAGTTTAACCAGTTATGCTCGTTGGGCAACAAACTCGTTTAGGACCCTGGCCTTCTTGATAATCTCTTCCTCTGTAGGGAAAGGTTTGAAGGTTGGTGCTGCCGGCATTTCTGCGGAAGCAAAACCCTGGGATTCTGCCTTACCGTGTGCCAAGCTAACTTTGGTACTATAGTCTGTCATAACAGCATCACGCTGTGCATGCCAGTCTTGTTCCAACATCTCTTTTGCCATCTTGAGTAGTTCAAGACGAATTTCGTAGCCATTTGTGCTCATAATTTTCTCTCTATGTGTGTAATGCATAAACTATTGTCTATGCACTATTATATAGTATCATGAGTCACAAATCAACTAGCAATTCGCTCACAGTTTTTAACTATTCAATACCTTTGCTACACTATTCATAACACTGGCAATACGGCCGATGTCACGAAGATTTTCCACTGTGTAGCCTTCTGCTTTCAAGGTGTCATAGTGTGCCTTCACACAAAAATGACACTTGCCAACAATACTGGCTGCTAGACTAAATGCTTCAAAATTAGCTTTGGTAGTTCCACCGTGACTAGCAATAGCATTCATACGCAACTGTGCTGGCAAGCCTTTTAATGCAGGATC